GCCAGCACCCTCTACGACCTTATCTGATACTGCTTCTAGCTTATCCTTAAGTGGACCAAGGCGGTTCTTAAGATCAGCAATAGTCTCACCAGGTTCTAGCTTAGAGTCTACACCAAACAAGTACGGTTGCGCTGGGCTATCTTGTGTAACACTCTTAAGAGCATCACCTGCAGCAGCAGCGTTAGGATCAATGTTAATGTGTACAGACTCAGCTACACCGTCTGGCAGAACGGAAGGGTCTACGGTAAGTGGGAACTTGTTGTTACCGAAAAGAACATCAACAATCTGGCCATAAGCAGCAAGCGTCTTAGTCTTTGTTACCTTAACGAATACCTGTGACTTTTCTGTGTCTGTGAACTGAACGTCAGGACCGTACAAACCACGGTAGTTGCGGTAAGCACGTAGCCAACGGTCTTCATCTGCACGGCGAGAATCTTCTGAACGCTTAAAGCGATCTATGACAAAAGACACAACACTAGACTTAGAGCTAAAGATTTTGTCTTCACCATCCTCAGCTGCTGTTACGTCATCCGTCTCGAATGCTAGGTCTTCTATTTCTGCCATGTTTTAGTTCCTCAATAGCCGAAGTTTTTATCTGAAGCCTGAAAGCCGCTTCGTTGTTTTGTAGGGTCATAGTCCCAAAGAGAACTGCGGGGTCTTGTCATAATACCGTAGCGTAGAGCGTCATAGAGGTGATCCTCTGAGTTAGTATCGACATCCTCAGGATTACGTTTATCAAGTGGGATAATGGGTATCTGTGCCAGTGTGTTCGTACAGGACTGCATGAAAACAAGCCTAGGCTTTTCCGTAAACTCATCTACCTGTAGACGTCTGTGTATTTCGTTCTTACCTGAGATACGTGAACCTCTTGAACGGTCTGATGGACGCCAGCGGCAACCCTTCATGTTCATTTGTTCAGCTAGGCTAGGACCAGAATCCCCTCGGTTGTGCCATAGTGAGGAGTCAAGTACTCCGTAGCGTATAGTACCGTCATCTCGCTCAGCGTCAAGTATCATATCAGCCAAGTCAGTAGCTGTAACCTTAGAGCAGTACATCTCACGATACACAACAAGCTGCTCTTCTGGTGATACAGCAAACCACAGAACGCCAGTGTAGCTTCCGTAGCCGTAGTCACAGGCTCTAAACTTAGCCCAACTAGCAGGTACCTGAAAGTCTTCTACTACGTGTATCTTGCGGTTAAACTCAGGGAACGCTGCCCCTTCGTTAATGTCCCAGTTACCCTCTAGAAGCTGCTTACGCTGGTGCTCTGGTAGCGATAGTAGCATCGCCTCATAGTCACCGCCCTCAGAGAGGTAAGGGTTGTCAAACAAACTAGCAGGGATAAACCTACGCTTAAATAGAGGCTGACCCTCTTTACTGTGACCCTTAGGGTATCTAATAGTCTCACCAGTCTCTACACTTGTAGCCCAGTAAGATGTGTTAGACGGTGCAGGGTCGATAAACATCTTCTTAACCCAAGAGTGACCTGAACCACCTGGGTTGGTTGTTCCTCGCATGTACAAACCAAGCTTGTTGGAGTGTGCACTACGAAGACGTGATCTCATATAATCCCAAGCGTAAGGGCTAGACCATTGTGTAAGCTCGTCGAAACCGATCCAGTTAAACGCCTGCCCTTGGTAACGGGTAACGTCAGTATCTTTGTCAAGATAAGACATCCACAAACGTCCACCTTGCGGAGAAGTCCACTGAGACTTTCGTTCAGACCATTTGATTCCTGGGATAGCACGAGGATACAACTCCTGACTCTTCTGAATTAGTTCACGTAGTTCTTCAGTGGTGTGACGTACAAGTAGGCCACTGAAGTTTGGGTCGTTTAAGCCGTGTAGCGGATCAGCTAACATAGCGTAGGACTTACCGCCACCTGCTGCACCGCCGTAAAGTACCTCACGCTCTGATGCAGATAGGAAGTCAGACTGTGGGCCAGGGTTAGGCTTAAACACAATATCCTGTGCAGCTTCTACATTATATGGCTCAGCCTTAACTTCCGCTGGTACTGTCCTCTTCGTCTCGGAGGGTGTAGTAGCCTGTGTTGTGCTTTTCGAGCCTTTCGATTTCCTTAAGCGTTTTTTCGAGCCTTTGGGCAAGCTGGCGCTTAATTGCAGATGCTTTTTTACGTCTTCGCTCAACTTCTATTCGCTTTCTTAGACCCATGTGAGAGATACTGCGGCCTGTCTGTGTTGTCAGCCAGTTTGCCACTTCTCTGTAACTGTATTGCTTTAAGTGCTTCTTTGCAAGCGCTAAAGCATCTAGCTCATCAGGGATGGGTAGGAACAGTTGAGAGTTGTCTGGGTCTACGTAGTAACCAAACGGAACCATCCTTGCTGTAACACGTACAATAGGGTGGTACTCTTTCTGTTCGCCTTTCTTGGGCTTGGGTAACTCCCAGAAGCCTAGATCTCTTTTATAGTCGTACTTTGGCACAGTTACTCGTTCTTACCGTCCTTAGGTGGTAGATAGAAGATACCGCCACCAGATGATGAAACATCCACTTTGTCTACTTTACCCATGCCTGCACGGTCGAGCAGATCTTTTGCGGCAGCCATCTTGTCTTTGATTCCAAGTTCCGTAGGATCGTAAAGAGCTTGCACCATAGCCATCGCAGCTTTGGGGGCAGTACGAGCAAAGTACGTACGAGTAGCTTCGCCAATCTCGTCCTTAAGTGACTCAACAATGAGCCTAGTCGGTGTATTGTCACTATATCCTGCCAGTTTCTTAGCTGCAACTACATCACCGCCAGCCTCATCAAAGAGAACCTCGATGAACTTCTGTTGGTTTTCTGTTAAGTTACGTGCCATTTGTTGTTTCCTTACAATGGGTTATCTACTAAAGAGTCGTAGGCTTTCCAGATGTCATCAATCTCAGTAGATAACGTATCAAGAGTATTACCTAGTCCATCTGTAATGGTTGTAGCTTTATCTACCTGACTACGTAAGTCCAGTAAAATCTTCTGCTGCTCTAGTATCTGTGTCATGTTTGTAGATAGAGTAGCAAGCTTCTGGTTTAGACCACGTACATCGTTGTCAATAATAGCCTGTTCTAGTGTCTGTATTCTAGACTCAAGCAACCCTGTCGCCTGTGTCATATTGCGCTGGGCTACAGTTTCTACGGAGGTAATACGTGTAGTTAAAGAACCTGCCTTAGCATCAAACGATGCAGACTTCTCAACCGCCTCAACAATACCTGCCTCTACACCGTAGAAACGCTGAAGTGTATCATATGTCCAATACACACCTCCTGCAAACGAAGAGAGGACGGGCAGTGCAACTGCTACCATCCATCCCTTGATGTTGTATCCACCTATGCTAAAACCTATATCCATTACTGTGTAGGGTACCCGCCATATTGGTTAATGTATTCACCTGCAGCATAAATCTCTTCTGCAGACTTCATGTCGTTTGTTAGGTAGCCCTGAAAGGCTGTACCATAACCTGCGTCTGCATAAGTAATCACAAACTCATCAATAGACTGAGTATACGTGATAGCAGTGTAAGTGCCAACCATGTAATTGCCCTGTGCAGCATATGAGTCTACTGTAGATGTAAGTTCGCTGCTGTTAGCAGCTGCCATAAAAGCACCTGCCTGTTGAGAAAAGGCTTCTACTGCAGTAACTGCTTCATTGTAAGTGTTAACCTCTTCTGCGTCAATGCTGTACTGATCTGTAGACACCATGTCCTGTAGGGCTACTTGCTCAGGCTTAGTATCCGCCTCAGCTGCAACTACTGTTATGGAGGTAGCCACTGCAATAACGCTGGTAGCAATTACCAAGTTATCTACTGCAATAGTCAAACCATTCATTGCTGCGGCATGTTCTTGCATAAACAGCTGTTCAGCAGTCTGAGCAACTGCGTAGTCATGCTCTAGAACCATAGTCTTAGCTGAGAGGTAGTTGTTTAGTTCTTCTGAAGTGATTAAACCATCATCCATAGCCCCGTCAGTAACGACACCACCGATAGCCGCATAACCTACTGCACCTACAGTACGTACATCACTATCCTTAATTCGGTCTTGGATAGCA